ATGAAATATAACGGTTTATATCAATTTGTAATGCCTGGTGTAAACTATTTAAATCTAATATCTCTAGATTGGGCGGAATTTTTGCAACTTGCCACTACACACCAACCAAAACGGCAGATTTAACCGCACTTGGCATTCACGGTCAGCCGTCGATAAATACGGCAAGCCCTTTTCCGTGTCCGAATCAGGGTGCGAATGAACAACCGCCACAATTTCCCCCACACTTTCCGCCCGAATCCAATCATCGGGCGAGATTTCAAAATGATTAATCGGATCGACAGCAACATTTTCACAAGGGAAATAACGTAACTCACCGCCCTTAGAAACGACAAAACCGCAACTTTCATGCAGTTTTGAGCGTGTGGCGTGATATAAAATTTGTTCTGTAAAAGAGATATTTTGCATTATTGTACACAACCTATTTACAACTTAAGATTTAAGTGTATACTTACTGTATACAAAAAGGATACCCACAATGATTCTCTCGTTTAAACATAAAGGCTTAAAGCTATTTTTTGAAACAGGTTCAACAGCAGGTATTCAAGCTAATCACGCTTCTAAATTGCGTCTTCAACTTGCGACACTAGAGAACGCTGAAACTGTTTCTGCAATGAACTTCCCTAGTTGGGATTTACACCCATTACAAGGTAATCTTGTTGGGCATTGGAGTGTCAAAGTCAATAAAAACTGGCGTTTAACCTTTAAATTTGAAAACGGTCACGCAGAAATTGTGGATTATCAAGATTATCATTAAGGAGCTGAAGAATGAGAATGTTTAACCCACCACATCCAGGCTTGTTGCTAAAAGAATACCTAGATAATGCCGACACTAGCATTACTCAAATTGCTAAACAACTTGGTGTCACTCGTGTCTGTCTATCTCGTATTATCAATGAAAAATCAGCGATTACCCCTGAAATGGCACTCCGTTTAAGTCAGCTATTGCCTAATACCACACCAAAATTATGGTTAGGTATGCAAGCAGATTTTGATTTGTGGCAATTAGAACAGCGTGCTACATTTCACATAGAACCGCTATTTGCTTAAGCCCCATACTGCGTCGTACTTGGAAAGCCACCAAACGGCAAAATGGCGTTAGCCCCAAATCTCAGCTTGCACCCACGCAAACAGTGAGAGCAAGCGTCTTTTTTCGGATCGGTTGTCGGATTATCTTTTTCATCGGCAACTGGTCCGCCTGTATAGCCACACTCCGCAGAACGATATGGCCAAATGCAAGTATCAGATGTAATCATCAGCAACGGTATGCGTGCATTATCTGTTTCTGCGGGTAAAGCCAGCTCAAATGTCGCCACTTCATCATTTAGGCTTTTTAGCTGTTCAATGATGAACAAACTCACACTTTCCTGTGTCGGATCGGCTTGTGGATTTTGTCCGTTAGGAAAATTTCGTGCATCAAGGAATTGAGCGTAAACTAAACGACGGGTCACTTTCGCCCCAATCCCTTGCCCGAAATCTGCGGCTAATGCGGTGACAATGCCGTATTGTTCAGTAGCGGTTTTTGTTTTCTTTGCGGCGCGTTCAACATCGTTTAAATCACGCGCAGACTTATCCGCACCGCTTGTGGTGACTTTAATGGCTAATGTTGCTAAATCTGTCATTTTTCCTACCTCAAAAATAAAACCGCTTGCATCTCATGACACAAGCGGTTTGATATTGATATTTTTTGCAAAATCTATTTAATGATTACATGCTTTACCTGATTTTTCTCAGCGTCTTTTTGCTGTTGAATTTCCAGCTCTTTCTTTAATCGATCTAAATAGACTTTATTTTTATAAAGCCCAATCGCAACAGAACCAATAAGGGTGACGGATAAGCCAAAAATCGTGGCATAAAAGAGCGTAATATCTTGAGCAAAAGCCCCTAATACGAAAAATATAACCCAACTCATCAGCCAACCGATGAAAACGGCTTTTACACAGGAAAATAAGAACATATATCCCCCTCTAAGTTTTTTCAAAATGTATCATCTTAATAAGGCTACTGCAATATAATATGCAGCTTATCGTGTTAGTAATTATCGCATTATTTACCATATTATTAATGATGGCGAATTGCTAATACTCTCCTTAGAAATAGGGCATCGAAGAAAAACTCATCATTAACAAAAAGCGAAATGCTCTCTTAATTTAGATTAAATTGACTCAATCATTTCATCAATATCTTCATATTGCGACTCAGATAGTGATGTAAATTTACCTTCTTTTTCTAAAGATAAAGATTCTAAATATTCTTTAGCCTCAGCCAACATAGTAAATTCTACTTCATACCCTAATTTTTCAGCTTGCTCTTTTATCTCAAGTAATGGCACTTTGAAGAACTCTTTTCTAGGATTTACTCTATTTATTTGTTTATCTGCAAAGAGTTTATGTAGTTCACGCTCTAATTCTGGAGCATTATTACTATATATCATTGCATGTACATCAAAAGAGAATGGTACACTTGCATCGCCCAATTCACGAATACGATCCAAGGGCTCTAACCGTCTAGTCATTCCTATTTTATAAACATCTTCACCAAACGAACCAATGTTGGAAATAACATAAACGTGTCCAGACTTCGTTAATTGAGCTTGTGAAATCGCTCTTTGTCCATTCTCAATAGCTTTCTGCAAATCTTTTTCTAATTTTGCAAGTTTTTCTCTTAATTTAGAATTTTGGGTGTCTTTTTCTAACAGTTTTTTAGTATATTCCAGCTCTTTTTCGTATTCACGTTGTTTCTTTTCAGCATCTAACCTTGCTTTTTCCAACTCTTTCTGAACACGCAATTCTTCTCGCATTTCATCTTTAATTCGTTGCTGTTCAGCTCTTTCTTCCTCTTTTTTTAATGCATATTCATAAGTAGCTTTCAGTTCTTTAATCTTTAACTCGAGATAGCTATTTTCTAACGTAATATCGTTTCTAGCATTCAATTTGTTAATTTGATCAAATGATTTTCTTATTCGCTCAATAGATTGATTTACATTCTTAAAGGTTACTTTTGCAATGACTGCATCACACTCATTATTAAACGAGCGAATTGCTAATTTAATAGCATTTTTCTCCATTGCCAGACCTTTTGCTCTTGAACCATCAACAGTCCAAGGTGTACTACATATACAAGCTATTTCTAAAGTTACTTGTTGTTTTTGTTCCTCACGAATGGAGATAATTTCCTGCTTAAATTTCTCAGACGTGTCAAAATCAAAGCTTGGTCGATATAACCCGAATTCTTGCATAGCAAGTACGTCTTCATATTTCATCACTTCGGAGATCAACCGTTTTAGTTTATCTTTCTGTTCTTTGATTTTTTCCTGAATAGTTAGGCTTTCACCATACTGTGCCATTTGAGCATCATAAGTAACAATCTTATCTTGTAACACCTTTAATCTATTTGTCTCAGCGATATATTTTTCTTGAATTTCCGAAATAGATTTAATCATTTCATCTAATGATTGGTTTTCTTCTGCTTTTTTCTGCTCTAATGTATTAATTTCATCTTTTAACGAATTGATAACCTCATCTTTGATTTCATTCTTAACAATAGCTTTTAAATTTTGTAATTTGCTTTTAAAAATAAAATATGAAGTAAAAAAGCCGATTATTATCCCTACCAAAAGGAATAAAATTTCTGCAAGTCCCATAATTGATTAAACCTCAGTTAATTAAACAGTTTCCAAATCATATATTCTTTCTAAAAGCATTTCTATGATTTTACTCACAATATTCACTCATTTGACACCTGCCTTTACCTGATGTTTTTATATTCTACATCTTTCTGTTGCTTCTTTTAATCTTTTAGGTATAACAGCCCAATCACTACTTGGAATGAATGATTCAACTTGAATATGGCGTTCATCTTTTTGTTTAATATTGATCAGAAATCCTACATACCCCATATCTGCTTTAAAAAAACGTTTACCGTTAGGGATGTTCATTTCTTGAATACCTGAAACTTGCATACCCCATTCCATACGAATGCAATTACTAAATTCTTCTAGGGTTTTATTTGCAATAAAGCTATTAGATGGTGTCGTCTTTTCAATTTCGCTAATTGAATAGCATCCAACCATTACAAAGCTAAAACAAGCTATTAATAATTTTCTCATATTACAGTTCCTACTTTATAAAGGTTAGTTATGTTTACTGAGTAACCTTAACATTTCTATGAAGCAGATCACAAATTTACAAAATCACCTCTCTAAATTGTGCCGAAAGCGTCCAAAAGCCTTGTTGTTGGTTTGTTTTCCATTCATCACAACGAAATTTTCCTTGTGTTGAGCCGTGCGGAGTCCATAAAAACGATTTATACCCACCGTGTCTATCTAAAAATGCGTCTATTTGCTTAATACGCTCTTCTGTGCCACTAAAAGAAACATCATAAACACGGAGATTGTGATTTAATCCTTTGGGCGATACTTGCTCGTATCCATTACCAAATTTAAGCCTGATTACATCAGGTTTCTTAGCAAGTTGCATTCCCCAATCGGGAGCAAAATTAAAGGTTTCCACACTAAATCTCCGCATTTTGTACATTCAGAAAAATCACATCAAGCTGTTTAATTACTTTGATTTCCCATACTGCTAAATCTCTCTGAAACAGTCTATTCCACGCTTCAATCTCAGTATAAGTAATAGGACAAAGCCCCATACCTGACTGTCGAGAAAGAGATAATTCATAAAAAAAGCCCAGCAGATAACTTATCGCTGGGCTAATTTCGATATTCTCAAGCTCTTCAGGAACACTGCCCGTCTGCTCTTGAATAGCCAAAAGATGTTCTCGCAAGGTGCAATTAGAATCTTTTGGCTTTTTGTCTAATTCAAATTCTTTTTTAGCGTATGCCAACAAATCATCAATTAGCTCTTCAAGAACTTTCCCAAATCGTTAGAATGTTCAAGGACTTGTTCAATAATCCAATCACATTCCGTTAATAACATTCGGGCGTTTTCTTCCGTGAATGGCAGTTCTTTTTTGTCGCCAAATTCCACATTTTCCCAACCAACCATACGATTTAATGCTAACTCGATAGGTAGATTAAGATATGCCTCACGACCGTGTTCCTGAATAAACTTGTTCATCTCTTCAGGGGTCATTTGGCTACGTTTAAATTGTTTGCCAGCGGGAGAGCCGGCACCACCGCCACCACCGCTTGAGCCAGAGCCTTTTAGAATAGAATCTTTGTTAGGGTAAGCATCCACTAAAGCCTCTAACGCCTCTTCAAAATCCGCACGTTGCCCTGGTTTCACTCGACTGAAAATTTCGTTGCCAAGCGCATCTTTTGCCAAAATTGCACCGTTTTCATCAATGCTAAAATGCTTACCAAAGAACGCTTGAGCCACATCAACAGGCATTGCCAATTTCTCTGTGACAAACTTAGAGCGAGCGAATGAGCCGCCGATCAACTCAGTATGCAATTGACCTTGCACTTTCTCTGCTAACGCTTTGGCATCTGCCAGCTTTTGCTCATAACCCTTAATCACTTCTTGTTTAACCTTTTCCGCTTCACCTGCATCAATCAGTTTTTTAGCGTCAAGGTTTTCCACCGTTTTTAAGGCTTCTTTTGCTTTTGCCACATCATCAATCCCGTCAAACTTTTTGAGTTCCGCTTCCGCTTTCTCTTTAGCCTCACGGTGTTGCTTGTTTTCAGCATTGAGCGAAGAAATTTTTTGCATTGCTTGTGGTGCATCAAAAGGGATTTCCTTCCCGTCATCGTGGGTATACACAGGTTTGCCATCTACAACCACAACATTGCCGTTTTCATCGAGTTTTAATTTCATTTGGATTTCCTTCCTAAGTGAGTTGTGTTTCTTCCGAAACGTGGATAATAAAAACCGCACGATCTTGCGAAAGTGCGGTTAATTTTCATGTAATAAAAAAGGTGCGATCGTTATAATCACACCTTAAATATCAAGTAATAACTGTTCCATTCTATCTAGCCGTGCTATACCAATTTCATAAGTATGCTTTTCTAATTTTCGTTTTTGTAATGCTCGTCCTGCTTCGCTTGCGCGTTTTTTTGATGCGTTTTCATTTTCTTCTAGAACTTCTCGCCGTTGTCGAATTTCATCCCACTTCGCTACGCCCGTAGTCCAGTAATCCCAAAGCACTTCATAACATTCTTTTTGATAACGAATAAGTTTCTCTTTTAATTCTGGCTTAACTTTGGAAACTTTGACCCCAAATAGCCACCCATTGAGATAGTGCAATGGTAAACAAACCGCTTCTTGTTCACCACCATTTGAAGGTATTCGTATAACACGAATACCTTGCGAAAGAACCTCATTGCGCTGTAATCGCTCGAATTGTGCGTGCCAGACTAAACCGATATTTTCTACAATCTGTTTCATCGGCACATAAGGCTTGCTGTTATGATTGATGACTAAAATTTCTGAACCAAAGAATTTTGCTTTTAATGCTTGCATAAATGCCTCCTAGTTTCTTCCCACTAAAAAGAAACCTGTAAGAAATAGCGAGTGGGAGACACAAACGCTACTTGTCGAGTGTACTTTTCTATCTTGCAGGCAATAAAAAACCGCTTACACATTGCTGTATAAGCGGTTTAGTTGAAATTTAGGTATAAAAAAACCTAGCACTTAGGCTAGGTTAGTAGAAAAATTGTTTGGTTTAGAAATAAGCATTAATACCTAGTGCTTAATCTAATTTCATCATTCTTTCATAGGCTTCACGCTTGCTTTCTCGCAATGATTGTATTTCTGACTTCGTCAGCTGTCTTACGTGAATTGAGGATAAATCTCGCTTCCCATTCTGTGAGTTTTGAGAAATCATAGCCAAATTCTTCTGCCCACCAGTGTTCAATACTGCCATATTTTTCCCTCAATTGATTCAGTGTTTCTTTAGATAATCGTAATTGTACAGAATATTGCTTTCCTGTCAAAGCATAAGCACCAACAACTTTACCATTTTGTTGCTCAATATACCCTTTAAGGCTGGCTAATGTACCGCCTTGCGTTTGAGTATCATCGAGAATAATAGCCAGTTGACCTTTAGGATATTCTCCATCAAATGCAGGGGAATAAATCAATCTATGCCAACCATCACCTGCTGTTCTAGAAACCTTAGTTGCTTGAACAATGGAAAGATCGACTTTTACATTCAATTTCTTCGCTAGCACTGTAGCAGTTGCTACAGGAATCATATTTCTACCAACAGCTTCTTCAGCGTGAACTGGAACAATAATAACATTCCGACCAGCGATGATTTTACGCAATTTCTCAATTGCTTCATCTGAAACAAGATCTTTTGCTAAATGATAAGCCGCATCAATATCCCCCTTCTTAGCTAATTCATAAAGAGGGTGAGATGTTGCCTCACCTAATTTTCTATCTATAACTGTATCGGGGAAATCGTCTGACCAATTTGAACGCATTTGCTTTATTACTCCATCTTGAGTATTAAATTTTGCATTTAATTTTGCCAAAGTCAACGGTCTACCACTCTGATTCAACATATCCCGAAATGTAATCACATTCCTCTTTGAATGAGATGATTTTAGCTCTCTTGATAGGATCAGAAACTTTTTTAGGTTGCAAAGAATATAACCAAGCTGGAAACTTGCGTAAATTCATACAAATCATTAGTTGCAAACCGCCATTTGTAGGTATCAAGATTTCCTTGATACCTTTCCCAAAATGCTCAACTAATTTTTCGTGCTGACCTTGCCACGAAAGACCAATACTTTCTGTGATAGTTTTCATTACAACATATGGTTGCTCATCGTGTTCTACTAACAACAATTCTGTACCAAAAATAATGGAACTTTTAGTAAATTGATTTCCTTCTTCATATATATTCTCTCTTACTCTCGCTAAAAGAGCCTGTAAGAAACGGTAAGCGAGAGAAACAAACCGCTTTCGGGTGTACTTTCCTATCTTACAGGTATAAAAAAAACCGCTTACACATTGCTGTATAAGCGGTTTAGTTGAAATTTAGGTATAAAAAAACCTAGCGCTTAGGCTAGGTTAGTAGAAATAGTTTAGCTTGCTGATATTTCTGCTGTCTTACAATATCTTTTTCAGTGACTTTTGCTAGACGACTTAGATCCATATTAGACCCTATCCCAAATTCTGTGTAAACACCCAT